CTCATCCTCATCCTCATCCTCATCCTCATCCTCATCCTCATCCACACCCCCTACTTGTTGAGGAGCTACTACCGATGCAGCTGCAACCACGGCACTGGTCGTAATATCATCCTCATCCTCATCCTCATCCTCATCCTCATCCTCATCCACACCCCCTACTAGTTGAGGAGCTACTACCGATTCAGCAGCAATCACAACACTGGCCGTAGTATCATCACCCGAACTAACAATGTTCGATATGATTACCGCCAGTAAAATCAATACAATTACACCTAGTAAGGCAAAGATTTTAGGATTTTTCTGTATAAAATCACCTATAGATGAATCACCCTTAGAAACTGAGGGAGTAATTCCTGATGGAGTAATTCCTGATGGTGCCGGTATCGTGGATTTATTACCATCCATACTATATTACTTATCAACATAAAATGTTTGAGAACAACGCCTCGCTGCGTTATAAGGAGGTTTCACTTTACGACGTTTATATATAGAATTCATACAAATAGGATACGTTTTGGATTGATAATCTTTAGATTCTAAGGCTTTCAAACAACGACAATATTTAATATAAAGAGCATCATTCAATAGTTTCTTTTCATGACGAGTCATACGTTGTCGTTTCATCTTTTTGGAGACTAACCGTTTATAACGATCTTTAGAGATAGATAACTTCATAGATTTCTTACGTTTTCGTTTCACTGGTTTGCGAACCGTTTGTTTGGCTCTTTTACCCATCAATAGTTAAACTTAGATATTATATCCCAATTGAAAATTTCTACATTTTAAAGGCCAAATATATTCTATTTGAAAGTATAAATGGTTCAAAATAATAAGTGGAATCTTTCTAAGGAACGAGGTCAAGCGTTAGCTCATAAGTATATCTTGGAGATATTATGTGATTCTCGCGATCAAACCATCACCTTATCCGAGCTTATTATTTTGCTAAACCAACGAACCAAACATATTAAAATAACTCATCACTCAAAAAAGAAATCAATGTCGGTATATCTAAAATGTAATTACGGTAGTGTTATCCATTTTTTAGACAACTACACGATGTATGGTATCATCAAAAAACAATCCGATATCTATGTTAAATTATTTGATAAGTATATTGTATATAGTAAAGAGAATCAACCCATCTTTCAAAAACACGAAGGATGGACCTTTATAGATGATGAGGAATTTGAACTAATTTAAAATATATAATGATAGTATATGATTCAATTAAATGAAAATTTAAAAGTAGCGATTATCGTATTGTTACTAGCTTCTTATGTGATTTACGAACAAAAACCAGACCTTATGTTTAAGGAAGATGGCTCATTCAAATCGTTTGGTGTTCGGCACAACGAAACACCCTTTCCTTTCTTTATAGTTATCACAATACTAGGTTTCACTGTATATTATGGATTGTTACTCAAAGGTGGAAATTACATCTGATTAAGTCTATTTAATGATATCTTTTTTTAACCTTATAGTAATGATGAAACCGAACTTAACTAATTTTGCTGACTTTGTTGAGAAACCCAAGCCAGTGATTGTAAAATCCGCCTTTGAAAAACATCGGGAATATACCTTTTATCTGAATATGATGTTTCTTATGTTGATTTGTTTAGGATGTAGTTTATTATATCTTAGATACAAACACAAAGAATCCCGAAAACAAGAAACAAAAGAAACATTGCTTAACTTTGACAAGTATATCAATGAATTCATAGTTAATGAAGTGATTGAAAATCAATGAATTCATAGTTAATGAAGTGATTGAAAATCAATGAATTCATAGTTAATGAAGTGATTGAAAATCAAAAATAAAATATGTCATTTAATTATATGACAATCACCAAAGAACAATTACAAACATTTCATCGTGAGAGAATCAATCATAAAAAAGAACAAAATTTATTACTTGCCAAGATACGAAAAGAAACGGATCCAGATACAAAGAAAACACGACTCAAAGAATACATTCAAATCAATCAACAAGCTTTGCGAGAATATCAAGAAATCATTGCACAAAGCTAAGGAGGTGGTATCGGTTTCATAGGGACGCCCTTACCTGTAAATTCTCTATATCTAACACCCAACGAACTATAGAAATCACTTATATCTTTAATAATTAAATCTTTGATTACTAGGGCAAAACTAATGACAAACAACAAATGCAAAAACAAGATGGTATTTTTGATTTGTTGATTTTTGGCCGTGGTTTCGGCTTCTACTCTCTGAGCGGTTTCTCGTTGAAGTCTATTTCGGTTAATTTCTACAACGTGAGATTGTATATATTGACTATTTTGATCTCTTCTTTGTAAAAAGGCTTGCATATCGGGACTCATAGGCTCACCTTCCGACCCACCTTCCCGATTGTAAAAATAATCCTCCATATCAATGGCATTATTGATATCTAATAAATTATCATTCCCTCGTTTAATATAGGGGGACGCTGTTGTTTCACCTCGTCGGTAAATCTTATTTCCACTGTCACTCCTACAATAGCCTCCTTGAGTTGTGGGAACACATTCAGCATCGTCTACATCGGGACAACACTGAGCACCGTCTTCTGAAGAGCACGGAAAGCCATTCCAATCATACGATACCGAACCATTCTCTCGTCTAGATTTAAAACAACGTCTCACAAATTCCGGTGGAGTTGTATCTGTTTCACGATAATGAACACCCGGCTGTATGCCACCGCAACAATTCATATTAGTGATACCTTCAACCGAAATCCCAAATTGTTGGATACAAAGATATCCCAGTATTACCAAAATACCGATATTCATATAAAACAACTTACGTTTGGTAGATTCCTTTAGTTTCGGAAACTTCATATTACATTAGAGTATATAAAAAAACAAACTTAAATAATTAGTCTTATCTTCTTAGTAATATGATTACTCTTTCAGACCTAGCCACTGTGGCCTTTACCTTTGTATTTTCGGCTTTCTTTGAAAATGCTCTCCACAAAGCAAGTCACTATCCCGCTTCCGGTAGATTGTATCGGTGGCACAAAATTCATCACAAAGATTATCCTGCAAAACGAGTGGAAAGCGATACCTATATAGATTCATCCAATCGGTTGGACAATGGATATGCCCGCTATATCCTAGGAACTCAATTTTGTTTGGGGTTGATATTACCCACACGAACCTTTCTCATTTTTTGGATTCAATCATCCTCCTACGCTTTATTTCTTGAACATATGCATCAACAATTCCATCTCAAACAATCACCCTGGTTACAATACAAGTGGTTTAGACGATTAAAAAAAGATCACTTACGACATCACGTCAAACTCCGAACCAATTATAGCTTTTTTATGCCTATCGTAGATCAATTACAAAACACCTATGAAACAGTGGGCCCAACAGATTAGTTTAATCATCAAATAAAATATATATCCTACTATAAATATGGGAACAACTGTAAAAGCTCCTAAAAGTAGTGGTGGAACAACGTATACAGCTGGAAACGGATTAGATTTATCGGGAACCGAATTTGCTACGGATATTAAATCCAATGGAGGATTAGTCATAGAATCAACTGAATTGGCCGTTGATTTAGGAGCTAGTTCAATTACAGGAACATTAGCCGTTGGGGACGGAGGAACGGGAGCTACCACATTAACGGATGGAGGAATCTTACTGGGAAGTGGAACGGGTGCGATCACAGCCATGTCGGTATTGGCGAATGGTGAAATGATTGTGGGAGATGGAACAACCGATCCCGTTGCGGAGAGTGGTGCGACCCTTAGAACATCCATCGGTGTGGGAACGACTGATGATGTTGAATTTAATACACTGACAGTTGGAGATGGTTCTAATTCGGCGCCCAGTATAACTAATTCAGGTGATACAAATACCGGAATTTATTTCCCCGCAGAAGATAATGTAGGGATAACTGCAGGTGGTACACAAATCGTCAATGTAAGTTCATCGGGCATTAACGTAACTGGAACGATTACAGGCGATACCTCATTAACCTTAGATTCAACAACTCTGACAACGGCCGAATTGGGTGTCTTAGATGGAGTCACAGCAGGTGATGCGGCCGGTGGTAAAGCGCTAGTGTTAGATTCTAACAAAGACTTAAATGATACTACCGAAGTTATACGTGCTCTACGAATAGACACGTTCGGTGTGGGAGTCGCTCCAAGTATGGTATCGGGACAGATTTTAGCAAGTAATGATATTACTGCATTTTCATCCGATAAACGATTAAAGGAAACTATTGTTCCTATACAAGATCCCTTATCTAAACTAAGCACTATTTCAGGTTATACCTATCGTTGGAACATAGAAAAATGTAATCAGGTGGGATTCAAACCAGTAGACATCCCTGAAGTGGGTGTTTTGGCACAAGAAATAAATGAAGTTTTACCGGAAGCCATTAAACCAGCACCCTTTGATAGAGACAAAGATGGAAATTCTGTTTCAGGGGACAATTATTTAACGGTTCAATATGAAAAAATTGTTCCTTTACTTATCGAATGTATAAAAGCACAACAAACACAAATTGATGAATTAAAAGTTTGCTTATCTAAATTAAAATAAATGAACTAGTAAATGTCAGCTCAAGTTCCCGTCCCCGTAACCTTTTCCGGGTTACGAAGTGCCTGTCGTAGTGGAGGACAAGGTGATGTTGGAGCAACCAATATTAGTTTAAGTGATTTTTATGGTAAAAATTTCACAAACGGTACTCGTGTAGTTACAAGTGGTACTATTAGTATTTTGGCGCAGTTTATTGACAGTGGAAGTGGACCGAAAACCTTTGGCACAGGTGGGGGTCGTTCGGACCGAAGACTCAAACACAATCTACGGTTTATCAAAAACTCACCTTCAGGGATTCCTATCTATGAATTTAATTTCAAACCTGAATATTCTCATCTAGTAAATGATACAAACCTATACAGTGTTGATGTGTCTGCGCGATACCGTGGTGTCTTAGCCCAAGATTTACTTGAGTTAGGATATCAAGATTCCGTATTTATCCAAGACGACTACTATTGTGTGAAGTATGATGAAATTGATGTTGATTTTGTTGAAGTTTAATTAAACCTTTTTTAATATGTCTTATTTTAAATGAATCTTTGTTATATCAAAGACGAACATAATAAAGATATCTTAATTAATAAAACGGGAAATGAACAAGTGATGATGGAATGGGAAAAGCCTTATATGGAAGCGTGTATCCAAGCATTAGAGCCTAAGGGTGATGTCTTAGAAATTGGGTTTGGATTAGGATACTCTGCTAGAGCTCTCTGTAGCTATCCCATCCAATCCTACACTGTGATCGAATGTGAGCCCGTTGTATGGGATAAAGTATATGAATTTCAAAAAGACTATCCCCATATACAAATAAATTTAGTCAAAGGACGATGGCAAGACACGTTACCCACCTTACCCACCTTTGATACCATCTTTTTTGATGATTTCCCCTACAAAGAATATCTAGAATTAGACAACTATCCCAAAGAAGACCGCGTAAGACGATTTGTTCTCACGTGTCTTGAGAATCATATGAATTTGGGATGTAAATTAAGTTATTATTCAGTATGGCCTCAGAATCACGATTCATATGATTGTGTAGACGGTAGTGTAACCGACTTTGAAATACAAATACCCGAAAATTGTAATTATATCCCTTATAAAAAAGTATATATTCCGGTTCTAACAAAGATATCGGAACCCAGTGAAACCGATAAACACCAATTCACCTCTTACTAAGACTGTCTTTTAAGATAGTCACTTCAAATTCCAATACCATTTCTAATTCAATCAATTCATTATTAGGATCTAGTAAGTTAATCGTAAAATCATTCAATACAATCGGAGTAAAATAATTCTTTTCAGTGCTAATCGGCTCATTGATAAAATAATTCACAGTATCATTGTTAAGAAACACTCTGTCTAGTATAGGGATACCATGTTCATTTAACTTACACGCTATATGAGGTATTTTAGATATCTGAATATCTACAAAATGAGTGTGAGTTGTATTATTTAAGCCGACCGCCCGAACCAATTCAAATCCAATCACATTGGTTATATCAGATAAATTGTAATCTGAGAAATTCACGGTATTCTTATACGTGGTTAAGGTGTATTTTAGTATCTGACCAGCCTCACCTATCGTAGTGATGTTGG